GCTGTTTAGTTTGGTGCGCCGCACTTGCCAGCCGACCTACAGCGACAGGTAAACCTATGATCGTTGTCGCTAATCGCTAGTATGCAAAACGGGTGGCCGTCGTTTACCTATGCTTTCTCGGTTACGTTTGCGGCGGTCACCTATACACAACGCGCAAATGGTTTGGTGGCATACTTAGGCAATGGCAATCTTTAACAGGTCAATAAAAAAAGCGGCTATTTCACCGCAGCCAACTAAAGCAGCCGCAGCCGGTGGCACGTTTTATCAAAACAACAACGCTGGCGCACAACTTGTCGGTCAATATTATTCGTACGTTGAGGGCACGGCACGTAATCGTGCAATGAGTGTGCCAACGATTAGTCGAGCGCGCGATCTTATGGCCAGCGTTATCGGTTGCATGAATTTAAAAATGTACACAGAAATGTGGAACGGTCAAGAAATAGAAAAGATGCCGTTAGCGCCGCGCACATGGTTGCGACGCATAGACCCAACCCTGCCAAATAATTTTATTATGTCATGGACATTTGACGATCTTTTCTTTTTTGGTCGCGCGTTTTGGTACATCACGTCACGCACCGCTGACGGCTACCCAGCGTCTTACACTCGACTACCTGCAGCAATGGTGCAAACACTTGATCAGGCTGGCCCAGTTTGGTTTGCGCCGTCAAAAGACATTGTGTTTAACGGTGGCGGTTTAGACCCAAACGACGTTGTGCAATTCTTGTCGCCAATTCAAGGCATTATTTACATGAGCGAAACAGCCGTTGCCACAGCGCTAAAACTTGAAGCCGCACGCTACCGCAACTCGTCGTCAGCAATCCCGGCTGGCATTTTGCGACAGACAGGTGGCGAGCCTTTAAGCGCTCAAGAGTTAGCCGATCTTGCAGCGGCCTTCAATGCGGCGCGTGAAACTAATCAGACAGCGGCGTTAAACGAGTTTGTGTCGTACACAGAAACCGCGACTAGCCCTGACAAAATGCTTTTGATTGACAGCGCTGAATTTCAAGCAATGGAAATGGCTCGACTTTGCAACATTCCGCCGTACCTTGCAGGCGTATCGGTTGGCAGTTATTCGTACCAGTCAAGCGCCGAAGCGCGCATGGATTTGTGGACATTCGGCGTACGCGCCTACGCAGATTGCATCGCTGGCACATTAAGTCAAAACAACATTTTGCCGAACGGGACGATGGTTGAATTTGACGTTGAACAATATTTGTCGGGCGAATATTCCATGGGCGACTATGACAACACAGAAACAAACGAAAGAGTAGTATCACCAACATGATCAGATTAACCCCTTCACAGATCACGGTTGATGCAGCGGCGGCAGAGGGCTTGCCGTCGCGCTCAATCTCAGGCGTAGCAGTTACCTACGACGAGACAGCGACAGTAAACGACGGCACTAAGGTACGATTTTTGCAAGGGTCGTTGCCAGTCACGGGGCGCGACCCGAAACTATTTATGCAGCACGACAGCAATCAGATTGTCGGCAAAGTAGTTGAGCGCGTGGACACGCCACAGGGCATGATGTTTACCGCCAAGATCAGCGCCACTCGACTAGGCGATGAAGCTTTGACGCTGGCAAACGACGGCGTTATTGACGCTGTATCGGTAGGCGTAACCCCGACAAAGTTTAGTTACGACGAAGAAGGCGTCATGATTGTTGAGGCGGCTAACTGGCAAGAATTGTCGCTGGTCAGCGAAGGCGCGTTTAGCGGTGCAATCATTACAGACGTTGCGGCCAGCAAACCTGACGAGGTTGCCGAGGGTATCCCCGAAACCGAATTGACAAGTGCTATACAATCAGAACAAGAGCAACCACAGGAGATAAAAGACATGAGCGACAAAAACGAAACACCAGTAGTCGAGGCAGCGCAAGCAACCACAGACAAGTTGTGGGCAAAACCTGAACGTAAATTTAATTTGCCAACAGCAGGCGAATACATGGCAGCAATGCACATTGGCGGCGAAACATTTCGCAACGTTGCAGCAGCAGCGCACGATTACATGCGATCAAAGCAAACAGCGTTGCAAGCAGCAGCAGGCGACATCATCACAACTGATACACCGGGTTTGTTGCCAGTACCAGTTCTTGGGCCAGTTTTTCAAGACCTAAACTTTATTCGACCAGTTGTTAACGCAATCGGTGCGCGTGCAATGCCAAACGGCGGTGCGTCAAAAACTTTTATTCGCCCAACGATTACAACGCACACATCAGTTGCATCGCAATCAAGTGAACTTGCTGCAGCGTCAGCAACCACAATGGTGATTGCAAGCAACTCGGTAACTAAAACAACTTTGGCTGGTCAAGTAACTTTGTCAATTCAAGACGTTGACTTTACCGACCCAGCATCGTTGCAAATTATTTTGAACGACCTTGTTGGCGAATATCTAATTGCGTCAGACAACGTGGCAGCAGACGCAATCGTTGCTGGTGCAAGTGCGTCAGGCTCGACATGGACATTTAATTCAACTGATCCGTCAAGTTTGTTTTCAGCACTTTACGACGCAGCAACCGACATTTTGACCGCAACAAACTTTTTACCTGACCATGTTTTTGTCAGTCCAAACGTTTGGAAAAACCTCGGCTCGCAGTTAGACGGCGACAAGCGAAACGTATTTCCATACGTAGGCGCAGCAGGTCTTATGGGCGTAAACGCTGCAGGTACTGCAAACATTACGCAAATGAACACGTTTAACCCATTTGGTCTAAACCTTGTTGCAGACAACAATTTTGCGTCAAGCACAATGGTTGTGGCACGCGGTTCAGCAATCGAGTTTTACGAACAAGTACGTGGCCTAATGTCAGTTGAGTTGCCATCTACTTTGGGTAGGAATTTCTCGTACGCAGGCTACGTATCAACGTTCATTGCAGACGCAGATCAAGTCAAGTCAATCGCGATTGCTTAGTCGTAGGCGGCAACACCGCTTATGGCAACTTATTCAACAGCCAGCAAACAGTTACTAGATAACTACGCCTGCATATCTACGCTCGAGCCAACCGACATACAGGTTGGCGACACCGTAGTTGTAGGCGCGTTAGGCGCACCGTTTAACGGCACGTTTACCGTGTTGGCTTGTCCGCAATATCAGTACGTTGGCGTTGACGGCGTTACAGGCGAGTTTAATTACAACGTTAATGTTGCTGTACCTAATCAAATTTTGTTTGCTTGCACCGGGTCTGACGTTGAGTTTGTAGTTTCGTTTGCTGGCACAGTTGCGTTTACACCGACTTGCACTTGGGTTACGGTCGCAAACCTTGTCACCTATCTTGGCGTGTCAATTACTAACCCGTCTGACGATTACACGCTGGCTACGCAGGCCGTGTCGGCTGGCAACCAATTTTGCAGTCGCAGACGCGCCGAGGCAGGCTACAACGACAGTCTCAGCACATCGCCTAGCGGTGACGTAACGCTTGGCACAATCATGTATTGCGCGGCGTTGTGGCGTAGTCGAGGCAGTCTTGAAAACGTGTTTGCGTCGTTTGACAACATGGGTATAGCACCGCAACAGTCAATGACACCGATCGTCAAACAGTTGTTAGGTATTGACCGACCAGCGGTGGCATAGTGCCTGCACCGTACAACGATCTATTTAACGAGGCGCTAGACGATCTGAGCGCCACGCTAACAGCCGTAACAGGCTTACGGGTAGTAAACGACCCGACAAAACTTGTGCCTAACTGTGTGTTTATTACAGCGCCAAGTTTTACGACGATCGCTGGCAACGGCAACATTGTACGCATGGACTATCCAATCAAAATTGTTGGCAGCGGCCCAGCAGGGCTACCTGTGTTGCGTGAGATTTTGCAGATCACCGCGCTAGTGCTTGGCTCAAGCGTTATTGCAATGTCGGGCAGACCCGGCACACTCGACATAGGCGGGCAAGAGTATCCGTGTTATGACGTGGCAGTTGGCTTGCAAGCGCAAACGGCGTGAGCATACACACGCATATCGTTGCGGTATGGTAAAACTATAAAGACACCTAAGGAGTATCACAATGGCAACTAGCACCTATCTTTCAAACCCAGTCGTGCTTATCGGCGCATCAAGCGCCGCGACTACAGACATCACCGATCAGGTATCGGCAGTAACCGTTAACTACGTTGTTGAAGCACTTGAAGACACCGCGTTTGGCTCGACTGCACGCACTAACACCGCTGGCTTGCAATCAAACAGCGCAACGTTAACTCTTTATGCGTCATTTGCATCGGCTGAGAGTTACGCAATTCTTGCGCCACTTGTCGGCACAAAGTGCTACATCAAAGTAACCCCAGCGTCAGGCGCAAACACAGCCACTAACCCGGGCTTTGAATTGACAAACACTTACCTAAGCGCGTTGCCAGTCATGAACGCAAACTTGGGCGAGTTGGCTACCTACGACATTGAACTCATGGGTGGCGCATACACAGTTGACGTAACGTGATCTAACGCGCCATAACTGGCCGAGAACAGGACAAGGCAATGCGATTAAAACTTAAAGTAGATTTACAAGACGGCGTAGCGCCAGTCGAGTTGACAACAAATATGTTTGTTATCTGCGAATGGGAAAAAACTGAGGGTCGCAAAATTAGTGACGGCAAAGGTATCGGCTACACCGATCTAGTTTGCTGGGCATACAATTTGCTAAAACTTAGCGGCCAAAAAATGCCTGCAACATATCGTGATTGGGTTAAAGAAAATCCGAACATGACTATTGAGGCAATAGACGAGACAGACCCAAACCTTACGGCGTAGGCAGTTACCGACGGCAACTAGCAGAACTGTTAGTCGCAACAGGGTATTGGCCTACGACAATCGAGTTTGACACGCGCGACCTGAT